GCAGGCACATAAAAGACATTACCCGCACGTTTGAAATCTTTCCAGCCTCGTCTCGAAACATGGCAGCGTCCTTTCTTTTTTTGGGCATCACGGCCCGTTATGATTTTCACCCCCTCAATGGCGGGGGGTACTCTTTGCCCTGCCTACGAAGGGATTCTGTTATCCAGGCAGGGCGGGGCTTTTTTTCATATAACGGGGGTGCGTCTTTCAAGTCTGGAATTTTAGGCAGGGGCGGTTCAATGGTATGGCCCAAAGCCCGCAGAATCGGTGCCTCGGCTGGTTCTTCCCAATTTGCCAGAATAGAATCGGAAAGGGCGATCAGCCTGTTGCGTTCCAGAAACCAAGCATCTCGTAACAGCTGGTGTTTTATTCTCAGCTGTTCTTGATCGGCGTCCCAATCGCGGACCGATATGTCCACCTCGGCAATAATCGTGGAATCTGCGGACAAAAATCCCCCAGCATGGGCCATTTGTTGCAACAATTTATACGCTCTGCGCGTGGCCATGTAGGTCCGAAGACCGACCCTTGAATTTTCAAACATGGCAGCATAAGGGTGCAGGGCATCGACCGCCAGGCTGGCAGGATATCCCCCCACATTAGCGGATATAGTAGTCACATTATCGGCTTCATCCCGCACCCGCATTTCTGCACTACCCGCAATATCTTCCACAAACAAAGCAGCAGCGCCAGTCACCGTTTCCGTGGGGCTGGTTCCGGTAGAGATAACAATCGACAAATCGCCGCCATGGGAATTCTCTGTCCCGAGCAAAATATTGTTCGTGGAATAAAACGCCCCTGATGTTTGAATCGAATCCTTAAATGTCACTTTTTTTCGGAAGTGTCGATCATATAAAAGCGGATCTTGTTCCCCCTGATATTGATTGCCCCCCGAACTGTATTTATAGATTGCCGCTTGGTCATTCCCGAATCCCGAACCGATCCACAAGGTTCCATCCCTGTCGGCATAAAGGGCTGCGGTTGCATCCGTTGTTCCGCTCAGGTTCAGAATAGTCGTCGTCCCATCTTCCCCATTTAACGCCACCACATCGCCACCGTCAGACCCGTCATAATAGCCGATTATCAGCCTTCCGTTATACACTTCCAGGGCGTCTATTCTGTCGTAGGAAGTATCCAGAGAAAAAGTATTGAAGGCGTCCCCGTCCCAGGTGTAAAGGTCGCCTTCATTGGAACTGTCCCCCATACCCATAAATAGATATTTGCCGAAGCCCTTCAGGCATATAATATCGTGGGTCGTGTTTGGGTTCCCTATTACCGTCCAGGTATCCCCATCGTATTCCCACAGATAGCCATATCCGCCAGCTGCGGCGGTGGATGTAGCGGCATACAGTTTTCCGTTCCACACTTCCAGGGCTTTGGCGGTATAGTCTATCGTGTTATGAGTCACTACCCAGGAACTTCCATCGCCAGTCGAGAGGATATCCCCCTCTCCGGACGCATCCCCCATTCCCGCATAAAGGGAATCTCCATAAACCTGCAAATCGTAGACGGTATCATAGGAACCGTCATAGACCACAGTCCAGTCGCCGAGGGCTTCGTTCCAGACAGCAATATCGCCGTCGTTGGCATCCTGTCCATATCCCACATAAAGGTCGCCTTTATAGATGGCAAAACACCAGGGCGCGCGCCCGCTGCCTGGATTGTCTTCTTCGGTGAATAGGCCATATGATGAAGTGTCAGGGTTCATATGAAACAGAATACCATACCCACCGGCCCCGAGATCCATAGAAGCAAAGTATTCGTCTTTGTATTGAATGATATCCTGAATGGAGTATCCGTTGTCGGCCCCGTCCCGAATATCCTGCAATTTGAAAGCCGCCCTTTCTCTGCGACGCAGAAAACCCCCGGTCGTCAATTCATCATTTATGAGCATGGAATCGGTGGTAACTGAATCGTCCAGTGCGCCGCCGCCGCCTGCATGGCTGTGCAGGGTAGTTTCAGAGGCGTCCGTGAGTTCGGTCAAGTTCGCAGCGGTGACCGTTACCCCGATCCCATCCAGGGCCGAATTCGCCTCTGAAAAGGTGGCCGTCAGGGTAGTTCCATCGAGCACATAATCGGTTGCCAGGAATCCCCCGTCGCTATTGATCTTCGCCACCACATTATCGCCGTAGTCTTCAATCTCCAGGGACGTAACCCCGCCTGAATCCCCGAGCCGAATTTCTACATCCTCCCCGCTGGCAGCTGCCAGGTAATGCGGTTCGGTCCCGATGGCGACTAAAAGTTTGCCGGTGCTTACATTGGAATAGGCCACGTAGGCGACGGTCCACACTTCGCCCGAAGTGGGCCGGGAATTGACCAGCGCCCCAGCCGCAGACAAGTACAGCTGTTCACCATCGCTCCAGCCTGGCGTTGATGTATCGAGCCCGGTTACCAGGCCCTTGACACGAATGAGAATCGTCTGTCCGGTCGTCTTCGTTTCAGCCGCCACGCCGATTACTTGGGATTTTGATTGATCGGTATTATCAGCCAGGGAAACTTGCGGAACCTGGCCGGTTGCCCCCGAGATGTATACTGCTTCCCCCGCATCAATATTCTCGCCTGCCTTTGCAGAAAGAGTCACCGCAGAAGAAGCAGAAAGGCCCACTCCGGTCAGGTTGGAGCCGTCCCCATAGAAAAAGCCTGCGGTTACATCCCCGGTCACATCCACCGTGTCAGCGTCCACGTTCGCGGCGATGAACTGGTCGCCGGCATCCACTTCAACGGTGTCGTGCGCAGCGTTCACCCCTCGGGGTAAATGGGTATGAATCCCCCCAGCTGCCAGCGTGGCCGAAAGGGCCAGGAACAGCCCAACGAGAAAAAGCTGCTTTGCGTATTTCATGGGTTGCCTTCTCCTTTATCCGAGGATGAAAATATTGCCATCGGTTTCCCCGCTGGGTGCGGATCCGATCTTCCCCCGCCACACCGAATTAGTCACATCGAACCAGGCATACGCCGCGCCTGAAGCAAAGTTGAAAGGGTCGGACCAGGTGCCCGCAGGAAGGGGACCGCCGCCGCCTGCAATGGCGACCCAGGCCGCTCCGGAATAGGCATAGACATTGCCATCGGCCTGGACGTAAGCCAGGAAGCCCGTATTCGGTGTATAGTAGCTGTACGCCGAAACAACATAGACAGCAATTTGGTTCGTCTTGCCCGACCAGTCCCCTGTCGCCCCGGCTGGTATGATGTAGATATCCCCATCGCTTTCCCCGCCAGGTGGTGCGGTGACGACATTGGATATCACGTTCAGCTGAACCAGGGCGTCGAGCTTCAACAGGTTCGCGTCCATCCCGGTTTTCCAGCCAGATTCGCGGAAGGCCCACGAATGCGACAGTCCTAAATTTCCCCCAACGGTTGCGGCCATGGTCTTTTACTCCCCGTAATAGGCTCCGTAAAACATGCCATAACCTCGGCATTCGACAATCACGAAATCGTGTTCCTGCCAGGAATCAAACCCGTCGCGCTGGGAAGACACCAGCACCCGCATTGTCTCATTCGGCCGCGCCCCAGCTGCCAGGGCCGAAAGGGTGATTTCATTTGCAATCGACAGGGCGTAGCTGGTGGTGGCGATCCCGGTGGAATTGACGATCAGGTCGTCTTCCTCGTCCCAGATTTTGACGGTGTAAGTGGTCGTGGCTTCAGGGCCGATATCGCCGGTGTCTTGCTGGGTGAATCCGGAAATCTGCGTCAGCCGGTTGCGGTGCGCCCAAGTGACCGTCAGCGCCCCGGTGATGAAGGCGGGCCAGGCCGACGAATTCAGCTGGAAGTTACCAGGGGGATACGGCCGATACATCCGGTCGTCCATGGTCGTGGTGTCTTCCGTCGCGTCCCCTATGTCCAGGGTTCCGAGCGATGTGGAAGGAAGGGCCTTTGACTTCACCACATCAGCCGAGGCGTATTCGGTCGGATCGTCTGCGGTTGCATCCTGTGCGAAATACACCCGATCCCCCAGCGAGTGAGACACCGGAACCGTGTCCAGTACGCCGCGCTTTAAAGTGATAGCCCCGGTCGTGGCATTGAAGGCCGTCACTTCACAGAATTCGTCCCCGATGATGCAGTACGTATTCAGGGCCACCAGGTCAAAATCATAGACTTCCGTCAAGGTCGTGCTGGTGGTTACTTCTGGGTCAAGGTCTTCCGTCAAGGTTCCGGTCGGGCTGAAATCGGCGATATCATCTTCCTCGTCATAGGAATCCGCAGTCAATCTCGTCCAGAATTCATATTGAAAGGCGTCCCCTGAAGGCTTCTCGATGGCCGCTTGCACCCAGCCTGCATCGTCGGCAATCTCGTCCCAGACAGTTGTCGTGGAACCGAAAAACCGAATCAGTTCCCAGTACGGGGATTCATAGACATAGCGGTTCGTAGCGTCCGCAGGTTCATTGAAAGGGTTCACCCACTTCGTTGCAGGGGGGGAAGCGTAGACGGCTGTATCCACCCCGTAAATGTCTTCAACAGCGGTGATACGGATTTCCCCGCCTTGTAGATTGCCGTAATCAATTTCCATCACCCGAAAATCTGTTTCATCCAGGCTATAGCGGTCCCAAGTAAGCGTCACAATCTGGCCGATCCGGACATCCAGGGCTTCCCGGTTCACCAGCATTTCGATACGGGCCAGGGGCGTTGACAGGTTCCGCAGATCCCTGGCCGCAAGTTTCTGCGCGGTGGCTTCCTCCACCACCATATCGTATTCGATTTCCTGCGTGGTGACGACGCCGGTTTGTTCAATCAATCCCTGGTTGTGTAGGGTAATAGTCTGGTCGCGGTCGTCCCGGCTTTTGTACTTGACTATAACCTGATTGACCAGTTCGGTCAGCAGCGGCTTACTGTAGGAAATAATCTCGATTACGTTTGTTTCATCCAAAGACAGGGCCGACGAATCCCCGTTCCGCATCAGGGTTAAATGAAACTTACCGTCTTCAGGGTCGGTATATAAAACCCCCATGATATGACGCAGTACATTTTCAATCAATTCTTGAATGGGTGCGCTGCTCATCCAGGCCAACGACAAGCCAAGTTCTTCGGTGTCCAGCTGCGTGTTCGCTGTGGTGAATGAGGTTGAATCCACATCGGCCGAATCCCGCCCCAGGCCCCACGGTTCCGTCAAACACAGGTCGATAATGTGGGCGGGGTTCATATCCAGGGAATTCGGGCCGCAGCTGTTGCTGTCCAGGTTTGACAGGTAGAAAGACCAGGGCCGCACTTCTGCGGATTGAGCCGCCACATAGCATTGATTCAAGACCGCCCCGACAACGCCCCTGTAGGCGGGAATATCGGAGCCCAGAATCCCCGACAAATACGTGTTGATAGGTTGAGCCGCCCCGCCGAATTCAATGTCTACATCCCCCACAACGCCCCCGTATTGCAGCTTTCCCCCGAAGGCATTTTCCTTGTCAATCGAAATCGTGGTGTTCGTGGTAATGTCTGGGGTTGAATAAAGCGTTGCCCCTTCGGCGCGGATCTGTTTCACCGCATCAATCGGAGCATGGCACAATACAAGGTGCATCCCCATGTAATACTTTTGATGTACCGTTGTCTTTTTGTCCCCGATGCCGAAGGGAAGGATCGAGCCCTCTTTCACCTTCACATTCTGCGTCTTCGTGTCCCCATACCATACCACATTCGGCACATTCAGCCAGCGCGTTCCGAAGATAACTGGAATCGGGGAACCGCTTTCGGCTTCGGGTATATCCAGCGTTTCCCACGGATCGTGAACCGAGGTTGAATAATGCCGGGGCTGGTTGAGATATTCAACCGCCTTCATAAAGACGAATACGCCGATACTCTCTATTAAGGGCATCGTTCCCGCTCCTATCTTCTCCGCTTTCGGGGCTTGGTTACATCGGTTCCGAAGGGGTTGTTCGTGGGAATGTAGGGGAAGCCGCCATAATTGACCAGGTTCGAAAATTTATCTTTGCAATCTGTCTCGGAATGGTCGCAACCTGGATACACGTCTACGGCGGTTGTGACCACCAGGCCGGGGACGCTGTTGTAAATCACAATGTCGTTCCCGACATGGCTGGTTATCATTCTATAGTCATAGCTTCCGAACTTGGCGTACCCCCCTTCATAGTATCCGTCCGTTTCCCCATTCAGGCCCGTAACGGTGATGGTGGTTCCATTGATGGCGTCCACGGTTCCAGTGAACTTATACGTCGCCTTCGTGACACCACATTGCGTTGAAAATAAAACGTGCCTGCAAAGGATCTGATAGCGGGCCACCAGGGCGGCGCGGTTGATGATCGACAGCAGGCTTTCCGTCACGACCGTAGCCTCGGCCCCATGTAGAGACAGGGCCACCATGCGCCCTTTCCATATGGTTGCCCAGGTGCCGCCCGAGTATTCCCCATAGACCGTCAAGTCCGCAGGCTGTGGGCTGGCCAGGGCGGCAACGACGAAAGGATTGTCCCGCATGGCCTTCACTTCCAGGGTCGTCTTGTTCAGGTCGTCCGTATTGGGGAAGGTTCCCCGGCTGATGGGAACCGCAGTAAAATCATTCCCCCCTTTATCAACGGTGACGCTGCCTGAAGTGTATCGGTAGTATGTACCATCGACCAGGAATTCAAATAGTTCGATTGCGGCCATGGTCTTCCCTTACGAGGTCGGGGTGAAAAGTTTCACATACGAAATGTCTACTTCACAGGTAGGATTACCGAGTTCAATGTAAAGCCCAACCTGGCCCGAGTTCGGAGTGGTGTAGGCAGCGCCGCCCGCGCCCCAGGCTCCAGGCGGTTCGTCTTGTCCTTCTTTCCACTGGCGATACTGAAAGAGGTTATCGTAAAACCGAAGCTGAGAATTATATAAAACATCACCATCCCAATCGGCCGACGTTCCCGAAATAAACTGGCTGGCCTGCACCCATTCCCCAGGCGGGTCGTTGTACTGCGCGTAGTAGCGCACCCAGGCCCCGTCAACGTTGTCCAGCTGGAAGACATACCCGTCGAGGATATCCACGCCCCCGCCCGTCTGGTGGTTTATCTGGCAGTTCCAGGCGAAGCCGAAACGGTTGTTCCCTGCGCCCGCTCCCCGATAGATCCATTGACAATGAAATTCCCAATTTCCAGAGACTTCCCCGAAGCTATAAATGTACTGGTCAGTCCCCTGTACATTCAGCCCGGTTCCCTGATAGGTGTTCGGGGGATCGACCGAAGTTACCCTGGAAGCCGAGCCGTTCGCGCCCTTCCAGAATTCAGAGCCCGAGGCGGTGAGCGCAAAGGTGTCAAGGCCCGAATGGGTGAGCGGAATAGCGGCAAAACTTTGGAAGTCCGAGAGAATCCATTTCAAACCATTGTGCAGAAGCGCCTTTCCGTCGTCAGACATTTGATCGGCGCTGCTGGTCTGTAGATGCCCCAGAAATAGACAGCGCGTTGTGAAGCCGTCTTCCCCGGCGTCTATGGCAATTATACCGATCTGCCTGCGGTCCCCTGGATCGTCAGTAGGAATGCAGGACCAGGCCAGCGTCGTCCCGATGGGGCTGGCATCGTCCCAAATGTAGTCCTTCTTCCCGTAAGCATCATCTCGGGTAGTGATGGCCTGCGGGTTCCCGAGCCGCAGGTTCGTTGACCATTCGCCCGTTTCTTCATCCTGCGTGGTTCCATTCAGAATTTCATGGCCTGCAACCTGGTGGAATGACGGGTCTTTCTGTTTCACCGGAGACGAACCGCTGTTGCTGTTGCTGTTGGTGGCGAACCCCATCTCGGCCAGCAGCGAACCGAAATTGCTGGACATATCCCCCGAGGAACAGCCGACCAGGACGGGGACGCCTGCGGCCTCATAGCTCCGGAGTAGAGCCCCGTTCGTGGCCTGGCTGATGCCGAACCCCTGTGCAAAAATGGCGTCGAAATCATGGTTCCCCACCGCTGGCAAGGTTCCGTCTGCGTAAATGGTCACATTCCAGCCGAGGTCGGTCAAGATATCATAATAATCGTCGGCATAGGTGCCTGTAACGGCCACGTAAAGCGCGATCTCGTATTCTTCTGGGTCTGGATCGGGAATATCGGCCAGGCTCGTTATACGCTCGATTACAGGGACAGAGACAGTCGTTCGGCTTCCTGGTGAAAACGCAAGCTCTACCTGGTCAGCGGCCAGGCGACAGGCATGTAACCAGGATATCGCCGTGAAGGATTCCGGTGTACCAGCGAAACCGAGATTAGAGTCAATCCGGATCTGTTCTGTATCTGAATCAACCGCAGCTGATTCGGTGATATACCGGGGTAGCGGATCGAGGTTCCCCGGTCGCTGGAACAGTAAATATTTATTGCTGGTCAGTGCGTCGAGATAAGTCACGTAGCCGATATTCTCGATAGTGAGCCACCGGTCGGACGCGGTGAAATCATCAGCGAGTATAATGTCCTTTTTGAAGGTCGGCAGATAGAAATGTCCGAACCGGCCCTGCATTTTATGGAACCACGTTTTCCATTGCCAGGCTTCAGCCGGGGTGAACACTTCATAATTCATCGCCGGCATCCCCCATTTGTCTTCGTCGTACTGAACCTCGAAACCTACCTCGCCGGTCCCGAAGTCGTATTCCTCGACAGCCGCTTGCAGGGTGCGGCCCACGAATTCCCCTTCCTTCACATACAGGTCCGTAATTACATCATCGTCGAGCAGCTGCACGGACCAGTCGTAGGCCGTGAAGGCGGTCGGGTCGGTGACAATCCAGGTGAGCCGCAGCAGGCTGAAGATAGAATCGTCGCGCAGGCGCACCAGGTTCGCCAGCCTGGCCGTTCGGATCGGTGCCACCACCGCCCCAGCTGCGTAGGTGCTACCGACTGTCCCGTCAATGTTGATAATATCTGAGCCCACGGAATCAATATCTAAAACTTCGTTCGAAGTCTCAGAAGCCCAGATAATGAAAGATGTTCGCCAGTCCCCGACATCAGTATCAACCGCCACTGTGGATGCGCCTGCGGTTATCTGGCTGGTCGTTACTTCCCCTTCCTGCCAGATGGGAACCTTGAACGTCAGGGAATGTTGAGCACGGACGAGTGAGTTATACACCCGATCCGTTACCAGTACATCCCATTCAAACCAAAGCCGGGGGACTTCCCGAACGGCGCGTCGAGTTTCCTTCCCGTCTTTGGCTTCAATCAGGTCGGTATTCCAGGCCCATCGCTCTACGATGGTTCCGATAGGCCGGTAAGGAAAAAGGATCGCCGCCATATCAATTCAGAATCCTTTTAATCTGCGTCTTGTTTCGAGCCATCGTATTGAGAATGATCCGTTCCCCCATGGGGGACGAAGCCCAATCGTCCATGACGTTCGGATCCAGGACATTGACAATCCGCAGGTTCGGGCCTTCCCCGGTTGCCAGCTTGCCAGCGGCTTCCCCGGCCAGGGGCGTTACGCTCCCTTCCCGCTGGGACATCATTAAAAATTGACGGTTCCCCATCTGCAACAGTTCAGGCCCGCGCTCGTTCACTTCATAGAATCCCCCCCTGCGGACCCGACCGCCGAAGGCTCTGCCTTCCACCGCTGGAGCCCCGAAGGTGGCCCCGAGCGCTTCAAATAGGGGACCGGTCAACCGCTGCTGAACCTGCATCCGAATCAAGTCCCGTATGACCGAATTGGCAAAGTCCGTAAAGCTCGCCTTCCCGGTCGTGACGAACTCGGTCAAGGCGTCTGTGGATCTTTCCCCCCATCGCTCTATATTGCGCGTCATTTCGTCCGTGGTCTGATTGATACCCTTTCCCATGTCGGCGAATTCTTCATCGAATTCGGCCAGGGTTTCCAGCAGATCCAATTCGCGGGCCAGCTCGAGAATTCGCTGCTTATGGTCTTCGCTGAGTTTCTGCATATTACCGTGTGCGATTTCAAACTGCACCCGTTGCGCTCGGGAACTGGAATCGAAAAGGGCGATTTCCCTTTCCAGGCTCGTTATCGTGTCTTCCCCCAGGTCTTTGACTCGCTCGGCTTCCCGCTCAGCGCGTTCAGCTGCGGCCTTCTCCAGGGCTTCCAGTTCTTCTTTCTTCCGCTTTTCTTCCTCCAGGGCCAGCAGCCTTTCGGTCGTGGCGATGGTGTTTTGTCTGCGGTTCTCGGCTTCCTGCTTTTGCCGCTCTTCTTCGGCCCTGGCTGTCTCAACCGCCGCGTCGTGGGCTTCTTTCTGTTTCCGTACTTCAAACTCGGCCATCGCCAGCCGGGTGCGGGCCGCAGCCAGTTCCCCTTCGTAGTCCACCAGCTTATACGGAAGGACTTCCAGCCGTTCGGCTACGGTGCCGCTCATTTTCCGCTGAATCTCGGCCCACTTCTCCACTTCCTCGCGGGCTCGTTTCAGTTCACCAGGGGACCGCAGCGATTTCCATAATGCCGTTCCGAACTTGTCGCCTGAATTGGACGCCTGCACCAGGGTTGCGACCATCTGGTTGAGCGCCGGTAGTGCATTCGTGGCAATCTGCATTCCGAAGCCCTGAAGCCTGGCCGTCAAGGTGGCCAGCTGTGCATTGAAGTTCCGCGCAGCTGCTACGGCTTCGTCGTCCACCACGAGCCCCAGCTGGCGGGCTTCCTCCATCTGCCGCCTGATAGCTTCCGAGCCCTGATTCAGGAAGGTCGTCAACCGAACCCCAGCTTCGTCCCCGAAAACTTGCGCGGCGAAGGCAGTTTTTAGGGCTCCATCCTCCAAAGCGGCGAACTTGTCTGCCATTTCCAGCATAAGGACATCGGCGGCTTTTATGGCCCCGTTACTGTCCTTTACGTTGATCTCCATCGCCTTGAAGGCTTCCACCGCAGGACCGGTGTCGATGGCAAAGTCCACGGCATTTTCAGCCAGCGTCTTCAGTCCATCGGCCAAGTCTTCCAGTTCCACGCCGGTCAAAGCAGCGGCATAGTTCAGCGAGGAAAGGGATTCAACCGAGACACCAACAGCAGTAGAAAACTTCCCGAGTTCGGTGGCGGTGTCGATCGACTTCTTTATCAGCGCGGCCATACCAGCGGCGCCGCCTGCAATGGCCAGGCCGCTAAACCTTTTCAGGTGCCCGAGCGCGGACTTGAACGCATCCCCGACCTGGCCCATGGCGCGGCGCATCTTTGAAGCATTCGTTTGCAAAGCCTGTCGGGCCTTTCCCATATCCGCAGCGAACGCGGCCGAGGAAGCCGACAGCATGGCGCGAAGTGCGCCGATTTCTATTGCCATTTTATTTTACCCTTCCGAAGCCTTTCAAGGCATCTCGGAGCCCGAGCATATTCTTCTGTTTTCCCAGCAGCACGTCGAGCCCTTTCAGCTTCTTATGTCGGGATAATGCTGCAATGTACCACGCCTGCGTTATATGCCGCTCCCGGTTCCCCTTCATGGCCAGGCGCGTTTCATAAGGCGTCAATCTCCAGAAAGTTTCCGGATCTATTTCTTGCGCCAGCGCCGCAGTAAAAGCCGCCAGAATCCACCCCTGTCGGGGCTTGTCTTTTTTTTTGAGTCTTCGTCTTCGTCGGGGATGAATTCAAGGCCGAAATATGACCATTGTAGGGCCTTCTGAACGGTCTGTGCAAAGGGCATTAAAGGCGGGGATATTTCCATAATGCGCTCTGCCGTCATTTCCGGATGGTGGCGTTTGAACCCGATAGCAGCAACCGAGGCGACCACATCAGGAGTGAACAGGTTCGGGTTCTCTCCGTGGGCTTCCTCGATTGCTGCCAGGGCGTTCCAGTCAAAACGAAGAGTGAAGGTTTCCCCGTTCAGCTGTACTTCCACCTCCCCCGTTATGGGGTTCACGTTGTCGTCACCAGGCCGGAGATTTCCAACGTGATGGAGCCCACGACCCTATCGTCCACACTGACCGCCGTCGAGAAGTTCAGCACGTAGGCGCTGAAAGTCTGGATGGTGCCGTCGCTGTAGGTCAGTCGGAAGTTCTTCAGGGTGCGGGCTGCGCGGGCCGTTTGCAGGGCAAGCTGTCCGGTGTCCGAAGGAATCCAGTTTACCGTCAAGGTCAGCTGGCCTTCGTCCATCAGCCCCATCATTTTTTCCTTTGCGGTCGATTGCAGGTGCGATACATCTATCACCGCCGCCGCACCGCCAGGCCCGTCCCAGTCGGTCACTTCCGAAACCTCGGTGTACGTGACCGGGGTAAAGGTTCCTCCGCTGGTGTATGTGGTATAGCCCGTGGAATCGACATCGAAAAACATCTCGTCCGTTTCCGTGGCTATAATCATCAGAGTTTGACCGTTCAGTTCCGTCATGCCCCCAACGGAAGCGAACGCCCCGACATCACCGGCCGAATTACCATGGCCTGCCGAAGTAACCTGCATTATCCCCGCTTCGGTGATGGCGGTAATACTATCCGCACCACCCGAGCCGGTTCCGATTTCCAGCTTTGCGCCTTGGCTTTCTATGGCGTCCGACATTTCTATTCCCTCACTGGTTACGAGGATTCGGTGTGTAAGGTGCTGAAGTCTTCCGACAGGTAATAGGCGGGGACTTCAGGCTCGAAAAAATCTCGCTTTCCCTGTGAAACCAGGGACCGCAAGGTTGACGTCTTCTGGCCGTTCAGAGCGGCCGTAACCGCAGCGGCTAATTCATAGGCAGCACCGTATGTTGAACCCCAGCTGTTGACTCGGACCCGAGCCCAATGCAGGCCCGAAACGGCATTCAGCGCGTTGTTAGGGTCGCCGTCTATAAGCTCCAGAGTGATGGCGGGGTAAGTGGGCATTTGTGGCAATCGCTTCCAGTACACGCGAGTTGACACCAGGGCTAAAACCCCAGCGTCCCCCGTCAAAGCGGTGCGGAAGGCGGTGGCGAGACTCATAGTAGCTCCCTTTCTACGCGCTTACTCAGGGTTCCCTTGACGGCCCGTTTTCGCAGGCGGGCAGCTGCCTTGACAAGTTCCTTCGCCAGTTCTTCCGTTATAATCTTCAGGGCCTTCCTGCGGGTTCTCACCCATGCCCGAGTCATAAAGGGTTCAGCTGGCATTTTCCCGGTTGCCCCACCGCTTCCCTTCCGGAATCTTTCTGCGGTCCCCCATTCAACCAGGTGCGCTTTATTGTCGGTGCTGCCTACGAAGATTTCCACGACATCTTTCTGCCGCCTGCGCCCGCGCCGTTGATTCTTGGTGAGTCGGCCGCTGATTTCAATACTGTCCCCCAGGTCGCCGGTCGGGCCGTGCGGGGCTCCATCTTTGGCGGCATCCCGTACCGGGACCGCTGCCTTTTTCAGGGCATTCCGAAGGGCCGTCTTCCCCATGGCCTTCGGTAGCTGCTGCAACATGCGGTCGAGTTCTTCCAGCCCTTCCAGGCGAAAAGAAAAAGGTTCCTGCGCCATTATGCCGCCTCGGTGTGAAGACAGACCAGCCGCAGCCCTTCCCGTCGACCGATGGGTAAGACTGCGTGAATGTCGAAAGTGTCGCTGCCGTCCACCAGCTTGTCGTCGGTGTTTACGTCCTCCCGGTAGTGGGTTACATAGACAGCCGACTGCGTGGCAAGACGCTGCTCCGCTATAAACCTTTCCGCACCCTGAAAACTCATTCGCTCGGCCCAGATGGGGACTTCAGAAAACGTTTCCGTTTCTTCCCCGTATGAATCCTGGCCTGAAACGGAACGCAGCTTCAGGGTTACGATTCTATCCATGCGTCCGACTCTCATGGCAAGTCATACCAGCGATAAGGGTTCAACAGGGCTTCAGCGGCCTCGACCAATTTGGCCACGCTTACCCCGACAACGGATTCTTCCCGGTTGTTGTACCAATGGCCGATAAGCAGTAGGATTGCGTGTTGAATGGGATCGGGAACATTTGCAGCTGCGTCCCCGTATCCCGCTTTGAAGGTTATTACGATGGGATCTGCGCCAGGGGACGAAGACAGAATGGGCCAGGTGTCTGTCGGCTCCAGAATGCCCGCCTTCGATTCCGTGAAGTCTGTAAAGGCGGTTCCCTCGACCGTCAGCGAAGTAACGGACTGGAAGGGGGGATATGGAAGCCGTAGCGTTTTGGGAAAACTCGACAGATACGCAATCCATGTCTGCGTAATAAAGGCCCGCCTGGTGTAGTTCTCAGCGTGAGTCCGAGCCGCCACGATCAGCGCGTTCAACAGGTTGTCGTCGTTGGTATAGAGCGCGGCGGCTGCTTCTGTCGTGGCAAGACGAAGGTGCATTTTCGCCTCGGTCAATGTGACCGGCTCGACAGCTGGGGCTGAACTGATTCGCGTTATCATGGCCGCTCGTTTGGTAAAAGGGGGGGGATCGGTTCAGTTGCCCAGCGGAGAAGGCCCCACATCATTCCATCCGTCGCCAGGTCTGACCGATCCCCCCCCTGTGGTTTATTCTATGGGTTCCTCGGCCCATAGAAACGTTGAAATCACGGCATCCGTCAGGGCCTTCGTGAAGTGCGTCAATAGGCTGTATCCTGGATATAGGACCATGCCCCCGTTAACGTCCTCGTGAACCGATCCCACTTCCCCGAGAATGCGCTGCAGCGTGCAGGCGGTAAAGGTGGCCGCGTCAAACGCTACGACCGCGTTCCCGCCCCCATGGCCGAAATGCTGGTTTGCAGGCTCCAGCAGGCTTGTCGGGGTAAGTTCGTGGACGCACTGAACCCCGAAGGCTCCATGGTGCGCCAGGGGGACAGGGCCAGGGCTGGCCAGGGCCGAACAGATATGTAGAATGATAACTTCAACCCCTGAGTCGGGCGGATTGTAGATCCCCAGCCCGAGCCAGGGTGAAGTCTTCCCTTCGGTTGTGGACGAAGGGCCATCATTCGTCACCGCCCATACCTGGTCGGATTCGACCCAGCCGGTATATTTCCCGCCCCAGGCTTGCACAATCTGGTAAGACTCGCGGGTAATATCGTGCATGGCGATACCTGCCTGTTTAAACGGGCTGCTCGTTCCAGAGAAACGAAAAGATCAGCGCGTTCGTGGTGGCGGCGGTGGTGTAGGTCAGCACCGTATTTCCTGGCGTGATTATCAACGAGCCTTTCAGGTCTACGTTGATTCCCTGCTCCAGGGCGTAAGCGGTGGTGGCCACCGACCCCAGCGAACCGAACACCCGGTACAGGATCGGGGTTCCGATGGTGGCGGCAGTATCGGCCAGGGCCTTCCCAGCCCCGCCGCCGATCAGCTGGTTTTTCGGGGTGAGTTCCGCAGCAATGCCGGTACTATTTGCGATCATCAGCCCCACGGCCCCAGCTACCCCAGCGGCGACCTGCTGGCAATGGAAGCCCAGCATTTCGAGATTAACGCCCGAGCCGGTTGGGTTATTGATGGCCAGGCCGGTCCAGGTGGTCGCCAGGGCGGCGGTCGTGCTCTTCACCGCCTGGTTGGAAACGCCAAAGACCTGGCCCGCTCTAACCAGGCTGGCGTATTCGGGAAATCGAACCACAGGCATTTAAAACGCTCCTTTCCGGGCTTCTTAGGCTTCTTCGGCCGCTTGGGTTTCTTCGGCTTTTTTACTCCGCGATCTTGGTGAAAGGGATCGTGTCACAAAGACCGGAAGCGCCCATCTGGATATTCCCCGCCGCCAATTGCAAATTGAAGTCGTAGCCTGCGGTGCTGGTCGAAGTGTCCACGTCCGTCATCCAACGATTATTGACAACCTGAACATCGTCCGTGTCGTCATTGATCGCCAGGCCGGTGGCCCGAATGATATTCTCGCCGATCAGGCTTCCCATCACCGCCGCTGCGGACCCGGCAATGTGAATGCCGAGCGTGGCCGTGATGTGATTTCGGAGAATCAGGAAGTCGTGCGGGCTGGCCGTTCCCTCGATGCTGATGGCCAGGGCGAAGATATTCGTCATACTGCCAGCCAGTACGTCGAAATTGCAATCCTCGATCCGCACGTGGGCCGAGTCTGTGATTTCCAGGGCCTTCCCACTGGAGCCGCCCGACTTCGGGAGGAAGGTACAACCCAGGAAGGCCAGGCCGTGACAGCCTGCCGGGATCACGAACAGGTCTGCGGTCCCGTCCTGGTCCCAGAAACCGCAATTGATGAAACGGGTTCCTTTGGCAGCCGCGGCGATGGTGTGGTTGCCGATGATGCGCGGGAAGGGGTACAAGTCATAGCCGACCCCTATCACATCGCATTTTTCGGGAAGGACGGTCAGGTCTTCGTCGATCTCTTCGTCGCCGCAGACGAAGATCCGGTTTCGCCTGGCCCACCAGCGGTTCGCCGACAGGCCGATGCTGGTATTGCTGGCGGTGATGGCCGCAGCCAGGGTATCGAATGCATCGTCCCAGCTGGAGCCATCGCCGGCGCTGGAGCGGTTGCCGTCTACATAGTAGTCGGCCGCGCCGTAGGGATTCCCCCCGGTGAGCCTGCCCCCAGGCTGAACCAGGATTTCGCCGCCATCCGCTACGACTATTCTGTCCCCACCCTTGTCCCGATAGGTCTTCGGTTGATACGACATGTTCTCTTCTCTCTTTCCTGTGGTTGCCCCAGGCGGGCCCCGATGAATTGGAGCCCGCCCGAGTAGTCAATTAAGACCAGGAATTGAACTGCGAACTACGAGATCTCGGGAATGTCCCGAGGATCACCTTTCACCAGGGTAATCGCCATCGGCATGGACACGGTTCCGGTCTCGGTGTACTTCAGTTCCAGATACCGTTTCCCGCCCTTATACCCCAGCTTGTACAGCGTGTTGTCTTCCCCCACCGCGTCGATGGTGATAACTACGCCGCTGGCGACGGTCAGGTCTTCCATATCCTTCGTTTCCACGTTGGCATAGGTCGTGCCGTCGTCGCTGTGCTTCAGGGTGAAAACGAGCTTGTGCGATCCCGACAGTCCCGACCCTGCATCCAGGCCGGTATTGACCAGCAGGCAGGCCGAGTTCGCTCCTGCCAGGTCGATATCGGTATGGGTAGCCGTGGCGCTCACCACTATCGGGTCGAGAATCTGCGAAACCTGAATGTTGTGGTACAGGTCTTTGTGTGGCATGGTTCGTTCCCCTTCGTGTGGGTTGTGCTACTGTGTGAAAACTCCGATGCACAGGGGCGTTTCCCGGTCCAGGACGAGCAACCGCGCCCCTGTGGGGGTTCTCTCCCCTGTTCAGCTTGCCGCGACTTTCAGCAACTTTATTGCCTCGTAGTTCACCACACCGCCACCGACCCGCTTGGTGGTGTAGAAAAGGACGTAGGGCTTGCTGCTGAAGGGATCACGCAGGACGCGGATTCCGATGCGGTCCACGATCAGATACCCGCGCGCGAAATTGCCGTAGGCGATGGGGTAGGTACCGGCCGAAATGGTGTTCATGTTGTCGTCCACCAGTACCGGCTTTCCCAGCAGGGTATCGGGTGCGTCGGGCTCCAGGCCGGGACGCCAGATATAGTTCCCTTCACCGTCCTTGAATTTCCGGACGTGGGCCTGAATCGAATCGGCCATCATCCACGCGGAGCCGGGGCGGTAGCCGCTCTTCAGCGCGTGCTGTAGGTCTATGAGCTTGTCCGCGTCGGTGAAGGCAGCAGCTTCCCCGGTGGCGATATAGCCCAGCTTCCCCCAGGCATAGGAAGCATTCGCCACGGTGGAATATGACAGAATCCCCATCGGTTCTTCGACGCCGGAACCCGAGATGAAGGCTTGCCCTTCCTCTTCCGCGAATTCGATACCCACTTCGTCGGCCAGCCACGCCTCGATATCGACCGCGCTGTCGTCCAGCAAGGTCTGCGTGGCCGCAGGCATCGCGTAGACTTCCTTCACGTTGATGGCGATTTGTGCCAGCGTCGGCGCGGTGGTTTCGCTCCTGGTGGCCTGCTCACCGACCCAGCCAGAAGTCGAACCGCCCTGGCTGGTCAGTTTCTTGTACGTGTCCGTGCCGATGCTGCGCACGGTGGCCGCGCCGCGCATGGCCGAAACGGTGGCCAGCACCCGGTCGATGGTGGCTTCCAGTTCTTCGGGTACGGTGAACCCGCCATCGGGATCGCTGGAACTGGTGAGCGCGGCCTTGACTTCCAGTTCGGCCAGGCCCGCCTCGATGCCCTTCCGGAAGTAGCTGGCGAAGGCTTTGCGGTGTTCGGCTCTGGCCTTCTCTTCCTCGCTGGCGGTGATACCCCCACCCGGCAGGGCTGCGCGGGCCAGGACCGTTTCGAGCCCTTCCAGCTGGTTTTTCATCTGTCCCAGCTGAGACAGGTCGGCGTTGATCCTTTCCACCTTCTCGGCCAGCAGCGGGTCGGCGCTGCCTTTGGCTTCGATGGCCTTCAGGCGCTCGTCATTGGCAGCTTTGAATTCCTCGAAAGCCCTGCCGATCGCCTCTATCATTTTCCTAAGTTCGTCCATGGTTCCCATTCTCCAAAAGTGAAACGTGGTCGGTTTGCAGCAGCTACGCCCGCAGGGATTCCAGCAGGGTATTTGCTGCCTCGGTTGCAGATTCAACCCCGGCATCCCGCAAGGGCTTTACTGCGTTGTGTACAACCTCTCGGGCAAAGCTCTTGCTGGCTCCGGCATCCCGCAAGGCCCGCTCAACTTCGCGTTCCGAAAGGTCGCGCCCCTCTGGCTTGCGAAAACCTTCAGGGGCGTGGTTGAACATGGACAGGTCGAACGCGGTCTTCTCAACCGGCTCGTCCAGTACCGTGTCAATCAGGTTCCTGGTTTTCGCTTCCTCAGCGGTGAACCAGGTTTCGTCTTCCATTTCTTGCCGCAGCTGCCGCTTGCCCGCCCCGGCCTTCTCGTAGTAGATGTTCAGCAGGTTTCCGGAAATCTTGCCCAGCACTTCGGCAATATCGCGGAGTTCGTGCTGGTCGCCTGCGGCAAACACCCACGGCTCGTGTATCATCAGCATAGCGGACTTGTGTGCCTGCACTTCATCCCCGGCCATGGCGATTACACTGGCCATACTCGCCGCCAGCCCTTCAATACGAGTCGTGACGCGCCCCCGGTGAGACTTAAGGGCATTGAACAGGGCCAGCCCATCGAACACGTCACCGCCGGGGGAATTGATGCGGGCATAAACATTGCGCTCGGGCTCGGCGGCTAACAGCTGCACCAGGTTTGAAACATCGTCAAAGGGCCAGCCGATTACATCGTATATGAAGACTTCCAGGTCTTCCCCGGCTTCCCCTCGGACGCTGAACCAGTCGGGCCGCTCCAGGGACTTCCCCCAATAGCGGGCGGTGGCTTCACGGTCTTTGCTGCTGCGCTGTCTCGGCATCGTCGTTCTCCTTTTCCGTGACGAGCATCATATTAGACTGAATCTGGAATTCGTCACCGCCTTCATAGGGGTTCCGGTCTTCCAGTTCGCGGACTTCATTGGGGTTCATCCACCCGCCCATAATGGCCCGCTGGTACGCGACGCTCCGGGTCATTGTATCCCCCCTCAGAATACCGTCAACAGCGAATTTGAAATAGTGGTCGAGCTTCTGTTCGGCGCTCATCAAATCGCGCTGCAGCGATTGTTCAATCGTCACCAGCCAGGGCGTCAAGCTGTGCTTCACGAACGCAAGGTCTAAATGCTCGACGTTTGAAAAGGTGGCGTGAGTAAGGTCGTTGATGAAATGGGCGGGGACGCGGAAGAAACCAGCAATCTCGGAACGCTGGTACTGTCGGGTTTCGAGGAATTGAGCATCGTCCGCCGTCATGGCCATGCGGGTATACTCCATTCCTTCCTCGAGTACAGCTGTTTTGTACGCGTTTTCTATCCCGGCGTAATTTTCCTGGAAGGATTCTTCCAGCCGGTCGGCTGCTTCTTTGGACAGCTTGCCGGGGTGCCGCAGGATATCCGCCAGCCTGGCCCCGTTGGCGAAGGTCTTCGCGCCATGCTGTTCGGCCGCCGTGGCAAGTCCCATCATTTCCCGCGCGTATTCGATGGGGTTCAAGCCGATAATTCCGTCAAAGGACATGCCCCGAAAATGCAGGATGTCGTCTTGCGGAATGGTGTCCACTTCGGTTTTGCTGCGGGCCACCTTGTAAAAGATCCGGTAAAGTTCATCCTGGACGACCCCCTTTATCCGATCCGGATGAATGGGAATCAATTCACGAAGGCCCCGATTCGTCCCCCGAGTCTTCAGCCAGTAGGAATTTCCCCGCAGCAGTAAGTGAACCATCGACAGCTGTTTCCAATCATACCCCGTCATCCACGAATTCGGCTGCCAGCCCACCAGCGGCGAAAGCGGATCCTCGTCCACCCGCACCCGATCCCGGCCCTCCCGGCGATACAGGTGCAGCGGCAGCTGCGCCACGGACTGAGACAGCACCAGGACGCAGGAATAAACAGCCCCGATCCGCATGGCTGAATCGGGGGTAATATTGACACCGCTGGCAGTAGAAACGCCGCCGTAGGTATCCAGAATCAGGCGTTCAAGGGCGTTGTTTGACTCTGCTCGTGGCCGCACAATGCGGGCCATCAAACCCCCGGCCCACCATCTCGACGTTCTGGTCTGCTGTTCCATTGGATAAGACACCCCGCAAGTAAGAGTAGGAAGCCCAAAACCGAAAGGGCCAGGGCCAGGGAAAAAAGGGAAAGCCCGTAAGTCAGTATAACCACGCCAGTTAATGCCAACAGGTCAGCGAATAGCTTCATGGCTTATCTCGGAATTTAACGGAATTTTCTTCCGGTCGCAATGAAAAGGGTTCCATCTATGGGGAAGGCCCTTTCGGCTCCGGACCTGGAGCAGGAAGCCCGAACCCCATGAATGGACTACATAACGAGCAGGCCGCGTTCTTCATAAACGGAAGGCCCTTCATCTTCCTGGTTATCGCGGGCCTTCAGGCCGATGGCCATGGCGGTCGCTACGGCTCCATCAATCCGGTACCGGGATTTCGACTTGTCGAGCTTTCGGTTGCCAGCTGGATCGGAAATAGAAATCGCGTTGGAAAAGCACCAGGTTAAAACCGGGTTGCTGGTGTGCTGAAAACTGCGGGACATTACGGCCTGTTCCAGGGCGTCCAGGGCTGGCGCCATGTCTTTGTATCCCTGGCCCCATGGGACCAGCCGCAGCCCTTCATCAAGGGCGGTGTCCTTCCCGTCCACGTAGGCATTGATTCCGACATCTTCATTGAATTCTCGCAGCAGATTTTCAATGCGCCAGCGGTCGTAGGCCAGGCCGACAACGGTATAGTCCATGGAAAGCTCGGCGATCATCTGAGCGACATACCCATAATCGACCGTGCGCCCTTCCGGAGCGTCGATATAGCCCTGGTCGGCCCAGACTTTATACGGCACGCGATCCCGCCGTTCATGGTCTTCGATCAGGCTTCCCGGCTTCCAAAACCAGGCAGCAATCCGGTCGCCATCTTCAGCCGAAAGGGCCACCAGGGCGCACAGGTCTGTCGTTGCCGACAGGTCGAGCCCCAGGTACACCGGTTCGCCCTTCTCCAGCCCCTTTTCCCCTGCACAGGCGACCCATTCGGCGCGGGCAATGAAGGGGGTTCGGGAATCAACGCGCTGGTTCAGGTACAGATTCCGGAAGGCAGCTTCCCGGCTCGGCATTCGCTTTGCCTTGCGGGCCAGGGAACGCAAGTCTTCCAGGGACCGAAAGCGGTTCAGTGCGGGGTTGCTGGCCTGCCAGGTAGCCTCGTCAAAAACATCAACCTCTTTTTCCTTCCCGTTCACGATCTCCTTTTCCGGTGTGGCATAAAGATGCGCCACCACGGTCGGGTCGTCCGAATTCAGCCCGTCGTCTATCAGCTTTGACAGCAGGTGTTCAGGGTCGGCTGATTGCGTGGAGATAATGATAAATAGGGGTTCTTCCCGCCCGCCCATGGATGTATCGAGCGCGTCGTAAAGGTCTTCCTTTTTCGCTTGGGACAGCTCGTCATAAATAACGAAAGTGGGGTTCGCCCCGAACTTGGAAGACGCTTCCGCAGATAGAGCCTGATATATCGAACCGCTCTCATAGTGGACGATCCGCTTTTTGCTTTCAATGATGCCCAGCAACGGAGCCAGCTTCGGCGTTGCCCGCACAATCTGAGTTATGATTTTGAAAATTATCGCCGCCTGTTCCCGCTCATTGGCAGCGGTGTAAATCTCTCCGTTCAGGATACATTCAGGGCCGCACAGATGCACCAGGGCCAGCGCCGCCAGAAAGGTTGACTTTCCATTCTTCCGACCCATTGAAAGGATCGCTCGACGGACCTGGCGACGGTTCCGGACGTGCGGGCCATACACGTCTCGGATAAAGTCTTTCTGGAATTTCAGCAGCTTAAAGGGTTTCCCCTGGCCCTTTCCAGATGGGACCGTAAGGAATTCAATAAACTTTATTATCCGCTTTACACGGTCCCGCTTTATGCGGCCCTTTTTTGCCATGGTTCACGCCGGTCAGCTGGATTTTTTGGCCGAGAATAAAAGCTCGTCGAATTCTTTATCCCTGGAATCCTCGACGGGTATGACTTCCAGCCTGGCCCTTGCCGATGGCGTCATTCCAAGTTCAGCAGCGAACCGGATCATAGCGAAGGCACATTCGTTCGCCACTGTTACCAGGGGGGACTTTTTCAAGCCGCCCTGGCCCGTCTTTGAAAGGAAGGCCCCAGAGACATTCCCAGGCGGCAAGGTGGCCTTTAAAGCCCGCAAACTCTCCCGAGCGTGACGCCAATCCGCGTACGCCTGGCAATAGGCAGCAAAGACAGCGGTGTCGATAGTAGTCAAGACGCCCATGGCCACCAGGCCAGGCCCGCGCCGGTTCCATTCTTCCAGGGCCAGCGGGTCGAGTTCGGGCGGTGCTTCGGGCATTCCCTTGTCGGGTTCTGGTTCCTTCTCGTTCAACGGCCTATTTCCGGGGTTTCCCTCCAAAACCTTCAGCGCCGTGGGTTTAGGTGGCCTTCCTGTTTTCCCGAGCATGAAAAAAACTCCTTACTTTTGCAGGATAAAAAACGAAAG